AGAACCCCCAGAAGAGCTTATATAATTCCCCAAGACTCGGTTTTATATTTGTGTGAAAATCCTTATTCTCTCGACTAAGGTCGATATAAGCGAAATGAAGACTAACTATTGGACTCAAAGAATCGATGATGTAGTATTTGACGTCGCTGTTGATCCCAAGCACCCGCATATTGAGGCTTTGGGTATCAACAAACTCCATACCACCAAATTGAAACATGGCCACCCGATCACCAGATTGGAGCGCCACGTAGCCTTGTTGCGGTTGGCTGATGCTCTGAGGAAGGAGAGCAACGCGGTGATATCAGTTAATTTAAAAAGAATGGTGAGTATTGATTTTCCTTTTGCCTATTTCACCAATACTCTCATTACTGGACAGGATATCCCCAAACATGCCAAGAACAAGGGCCACGTGGTCAGCGCTCGCGTGAAAAACTGTGAGTGCTCGTTCCAAGAATTTATCGAAGGATGTGATAAGTGCCGCGGACTTCAGTTCAACAACATTGTCATCGTTAACCAGCATTATTACAACTCAGCTGATGAGATGATGTTAATGATACTAAGTGGACGCTGCTCTTTCATCTATGTAGTGGGTATGGATTTCAAACAGACGACTGCCAAGTTCTTTGACGGTGAGGTGAAGTATGATATCGCGCGTGATGGCGTGGTATGGACAACCGTGAGAGAGCTTGATCAAAAGCCAACTAAATATTCCCATCCGGTCCCTGAGTGGATCGACAAAGGTGCCATTCGTAACTTTAAAGGTAAAACTTATAAGTTACAGATTGATGAATTGACTGTTGGGCACCAATGCACGCATGTATGGAGAGTTGGAGTTGCTTCAATGAACTTCGATGGAGCAGCTGATCGGTTGGTAGTACGTGAATTTAGCAGCGAGCGGCGTTTGCGAGTTCAAGAATATGCGCGAGCTAAGCGCTTGAAGCCTGTGATGTGTATGTACAGGCAATGTAACGGCACGTTCTATGACAAGCGTCAGAAAAAAGACATTAAGTGCCATCGTCTTCATATGCCAGATATCGCGAAAGTGTTTAATACAGACGGTGTTAAACTATGCCATCATAGAGTATGTAGTTGTGGCGCATGTCATGATTTCGTACAAATCTGTGGTGAGCTGCGTGAACTGAAGAAGGACAACGCCTCCCCTTCTTTAGGGCAGCGAATTAAAAGCGTGGTAGCAAAGCTAGGACCGACTAAGCCTCCGTGTTCGCTCAAGGAGCCATTGTTGAATGGCGATGATATGAGTGCTGACGTTGAGGTTGAGACAGAATCGTCCTACACCCCGCCAAAAAAAGACGTAGATTCAACTGAAACTGGAGGAACGCTAAGCGAACAAGCTACAGCAACAGAGCTACTCCATACAGTTGTAACACCGCCACTCTTAGCCGAAGATTATGCACCTTTTAACTTCGATCTTGAGTGTATATTCCAGCTCCCAGCTGCCCCACAGTTGGAGAAAGAGCAAAAGGTAAATGGGTCAGAGGCTAACGTGGAATCGAGTGAGTCGCGCTCCTCCACTGTTAAGCTTTCTGATAATTCATGTTTGCTGCGACACCAAGAGGAAGAGGAAGAGAAGAAGGAAGAAATTGTTGTGACTTCGACAGATACAGAGTCGGAGAGCATTAATGCAGTGCGCGCTAAAAACCCTGATGTTGAGTCAGACGCGCCAGCGGTTTCGGTAAAAGCTATCAGAGCTCCTAGTCCTGCGCCATCGACTGCATCTACGGCTAACGCTGAACTTTTTGATTATTATCCATTTTATTTTGTTAGACCGATAGATCGACAGTCGAGCTCAGATGAAGAGGTACCAAGTTGGATTAGCTCTGATAAGAGTGTTGATGATACAAAGGTTGCTGTTCAAAATCCAGATCGTTACGTTATCGATGCATTCTTAGCCGATGGCGCGGACGTCAAATACCCATTGGTAGTGGATGAAATTGGAACAGCAGTGTATCACAGCACCCCAGCAGTGAATCGGAAGCACAATGGACAAAGGAAACTCGAGGTTGTTGAACGTAGGTTCTTGGATCGCGTTAGGCGGTCGAAGAAGAAGTTGACCATAGTATACGTCGGGTGCTCACCTGGACACCATCTGAAAAAATTGGTGAGTGAGTATTCCGAGTTTCGTTTTGTATGCTATGACACTCGCGATCTCAAGTTTGCTGCGTTGAATGTTTTATTTTTGAAACATAGTTTCACGGACATTGATGCTAAATACTGGGAAAATCGACCGCATGCGCTAATCAGTGACATTCGTGATCTATCGTACGAAAGGGGCGAAAAAACTAAAATTGCAGCTGATCAGAGGCTACAGTGGAGTTGGATCCAAATCATGACCCCACTCTTTTATCTGGTGAAATTTCGACCCGATGTTGAGCCACAGCTGGCACTTGGAAGTGAGATTTGGCCCCAAGTTTTTGGTAGGATAGATAGTTTGGAGACACGAGTGTTTGGATATTGTCTGAATAAGAAAGTGATGAAGTTAAACATAAATCCTGCTCAAGTTATTGGTAAACTTCATTACTTTAATGCATATATGCGAGAAATTGAGGGTTTTGAGGAAAATTATGCGCGTTTTGTTAACCCACAGGAAAGAGAGTTGCATCATAAAATTGATGCGTTTATCGCCCAACCGTTGGCTGATAACACTCAAAATGTCTGCGAATACAAAGAAGACGATTATGATCCAAATGCGCTGCGTGGGGGAGGGCGTAATCGACCGATTTGTATGGATCATGATTGTAAAATTAGCGGTGACATCGATATCAGTGAAACTGATGATGATGATGGAAGTTGTTGTGTGGATGAGGAGAAGAAGGAACAGGTGGAAATTGTTGTTCATTCACCAATAACCTTGGATGACAATAAAACTCCTGAGGAAGGAGTCGAGTTTGTATTCGTCGATATTCGCGATAATAATATGTATAAACACATCATCCCGTGTCGGTCAGGTTTTAGAGCGCGGAGCTCTAAAATAAGTGAATGGCATATACCTGACCTCCGTTGCCTACACTTTGTCCGGGAGGAGGAAGAAGAAATCGATGGTGCCCCAGTTGCTGTTTACACTTATGGTGAAGCTCACCATGCTTTCATGTACAGTGCAACATTACATCAAAAAGGGGTATCTTTGCTAAACTCGCGCGTGAGTACAGTGCTGCGAAAATCTAACACACAGGCCACGCAGTATGAGAGTTTTCTCTCTGCTGTGTCTATGTTTATCACTACCGATGTTAGAGGGTTGAAAGGCTGGATATCAACCATAATGGGTGATCATGAGGTTTACGCATGCATGTATTCTAGCGCTGAACGATCCGGGCAAGTATATATAGCACAAGGCATAGAGGAGACTGCGGCAGTTATGGCAAAATTTTCAAACTTAACCAAGACCGCAGCGAACTTAGTCAGTGTTATTAGTGCAAATAAGCGTATATATAGCGAGTTGTGGACCGCGTCGCGTTGGTACGCTATAATGTACAAACAAGCACTGTGTAAGGATAAAGATAAAGTGGTTATGCTTAATGGCCGTGAAGAAAGGATGATATCTGCTGCTGCACATTGTGTGACACTTGATCACACGCCCACTAATTACTGTTTGTGTAGGAAGGAAAAGTATGTTATGCACTTGGGGACGTTTGAGGAAAGCATCGCATACAAAGACCACACACAGTATACTAGTCTATTGGAGTCTATCGTGGGAAAGGCAGATGTTTATATATATAAAAAGAAACCTGTTGGGCAGTTTTGGACGATGGTGTTGATCGTCAGCATAATGCTTTTGTTGTTGGCCGCGATGATTGTTATGTACACGGTTCATCTCGGTATTGTTGGGAAAGTCGTCGGTAGTATACTTGGCATTATTATTTTGTTGTTTTTTCTGTGGGGCGTGTGCGTTCTTGCATTTTGGAGTCAAGAAGATACTCGATATGCTGAGAGAGCTAAACGCGCCCGCGCCAAGGAAGACCCAGCAACACTCGCGGTTCCTGTGCCTCAAAGTAGACGGAGTGGAACCAGAAGAGTTCGAGTACTTAAAGGGCAATTACATGTTTAAGCCTGGCTGCGACGTTATCGGTGACGCTTTTATGGAGTACCCTGAATTAAATGATGAAATCAAGGGAATCTTGCCTGGGCTAGATATGCCTTTTAGTGTTCACAACAACACTCACAACAATATTAACAATTCCACTTTGAGTAGGAATCAACGCTCTTTGGTACCACCAGACTACTACAGTAGCGATGATTTTTGCGGTTACATTGAGGAATTGCACCGAACTGCGAGTACATTTTTGGCCAGTTTGCCAACGGTTACTGACCATGGTGTGCTTAGTCTGGAAGCTTGGGTCGCTTCTCGGAAGACATGGGGGTCGATGAAGAAAAATAAGATACTCATGTGTGACCGGAAGCGCGAAATAACAAAATACACAACCGAAACCTTCATCAAAACTGAAGTGGTGTTTAAGAGTGCATTGAAAGCACCACGTCTCATTCACAACCCGCGGACGGAGATTAAAGCTCGATACGGGCGGTGGGTGTTTCATTATACTAATAAACTGAAGAAGCACATGACTGTTGAGTCCAATTTTAATTTTGTCTCACCTCATATTAATTTGGTTTGGACTTCAGGCATGAATCGATGCGAAATCGGGGAAGAAATGGGTTTGGCGATGGAGAAAGTGATCAGTGCAGGCTTTGAGCCAGAACTCGTCTGCGCAGACTACTCAAAATTTGAAGCAACCCAGCATCCCGCGATTTTAAGCATACTTCTTAAGATTGTGCGCAACACAAGCTCAGGTAACACATATATGATGTTGCGAAATCATGAAACACTCATTTGCGGGCAAAAGAAAGCTTATGCACACACTAAATATTCTGACGAAACTGTAGTATACACATTTGAGGGCACGCGTACCAGCGGAGACTTAACCACTACGGTGGGGAACACTTTATTGGCTATGTGCCTAATTGAGCACATTTATAAGGGTGATAAATCATTGGTGTATCTATTCCAAGCTGGTGACGATGCTTTCATGGTTGGGCCGAAAGGATTTAGTTCTGATCTTGATTTGGAATTCATTTCGAACATTGGGATGAAATTGGATGTCATCTATGCCCCAAGTCCACCATTGTGTGACTACAATTCTAGTTGCTTCGTACGTGCAAATGTAGACGGTGTTGAACAGTACTTGTTAGCAGCAAAGATTGGACGTTTGCTCGCTAAGTGTGGGATTTCAACGATTAAGACTGATAAAATGAACTCAGTACAGTTAGGAGCGTTGAAATTTCAAAAAGCACTGTCAATGGCACAAGAAAGTATTTTGTGGCCAGGTATCAGCAAATTTTACAAAGGTGTGGCAAACGAATACGCTCGTTTCGCATCTGTTAAAATTTACAACAAATATACTGATCTTGTGTATGTCGGCGAAGTGGAATGCACAGAGGCAACTGTCAGTGATATGTGCGAACGCTATAATATAAGCAGGGCAGAGTATGAAGCTGTTAACTCAGCGTTCAACAATTTTGAACCACATTTGCTTTGCCTGCATGAAAATAGTGGGTTCGCAGCCATTGCTCCAATCATTGCACGATTGCTAGCTGTGGATGTGTGTGTTTATGATGAAGATGATTTGCTTTGTTTTAAAAATTATTTTTCTGATGAGTATTTGGAGAATTACCGTATGATTATGGAGGAGGCGTAATTTCACAAATATTCAAATTCTTTTAAAATAAACAAAGCTGTATTTACTTATTGTTGTGTTTTATTTAATTTTAATTTTCTTCACTGTTCTATTAGATGACCGATACGGTGAAGATTTCGATCGATAAGGGCGCTAATGCGAGGCGTTCACGCGCTCAGCGTCGCCTTAAACAGCGCTCAAATAAGCAAAAGAAACAAAAACCGAACAGACGAGGTCGAGGTAAACGCATGGTTGTTAAGCGTAGAGCGAACATCTACAATAGTTTTGCACAGAATCTAAAAGCTTACTGCGATGCAGTAGTCAATCCGTTTGGACAGGGGGCTGTTGGAGCAATCCTACCCGATTCGTATGTAGATCAAGTGTGTGCTGCTACGGACCGGTTTGAAATGTCGTTAACCCCCAACTTTTTCAATTATTTGGCTACTGTACCCTGGCAGGATACAGATCATGTGCGTCTGATAGGTGTCGCGATTTGGCTTCAACCACGTTGTAATGCTACTGGAATGTTAGCGCATGCTACCCACACTGGTACTGGTGAGAAATATAATTTATTTCCATTTTATCCATTGAATGATACATTGGATGAGCTTAGCTTGGACACCTGTTTTAATGCATACAATCTTTGCATTACAGGCATTTGGACCAACAGTACTGGTGGTACCGCCCCGCCCGCTGACTGGGGAGTGTACACTGATAATGGGGGTGCGCCGGATGTTGTCAGTATGTATTACATGATACCATTCAAAAAGTTCGAGGCTATTGCTGAGAACACCACTAAAATGCGTTTGCTCGGCGCAGGGCTGAAGGTGTGGAGTGAGGAATCACCGTTGAACACGGGTGGTTATACCACTGGAGGTTGGTTGCCTTTGGATGATTTATTTGATGGAATGTATTGTTCGAACGCGACCGCCACTGATCCAGGATTCTTCCACACTGTTGAACCACGCATACGATACCCGCAAAGGAGTCAGGGTGTGCAAGGAGTGACGATCCGATACTCTTCACTACAGGACCAATGTCAACGGTCCCTGGAGTATGCCAGGATCCCAACGAGGTTGTCTAAATATGTGGAGAACACCACTGGACCTAAAACGAGTCCATATTACTTTTCTCCTGAGTCAGATACCATTGATTATTCAACATCAGATTTGATCGAGGCAGGATCAGATATACCATTTCTGGTGTGGAACTTCAATGCATCTGAACCCACCGACGTGTATGCTTTGAAAATACATGCAATTGCGCACGTCGAGGCAACGCCTAATGGTTCAAACCCATTTGCTTCATCATTGATCAAAAGCGACCCTGCTGCTACGGTCGCGAGGCAGATGGTTGAAGACCCCGCAGTCTGGCCACCAGCTACTATTGGCCATTCATTTAAATCGTTTGCGACTAAACTCAACCGTGTTGAGTCACAGGTGCAGAAAACCGCATCTACCATTATGCAAATAATGGATGTCGTCGAACGATCGTCTGCTTTCGTTTAAAACGTGCACGAGTTAGTCAAGGTCAGGAAGTAGAACCACTGCTACCTGCGTTTATGGTTCGCCAGTACGCAGGGCTGCTTATGTGGGTATACGCAGACCAATGACTATAACTTTATGTTTTGTTTTGTGTGTGTGTGTTTCTTTATTTTTGCTAAATCCAGTCGTTTGATTCAAAGTGTTTTAGGCCCACCTCTATGATCAGTTCGCTATCAGTAGGACTTTGTCACGAACCTTGGCTGCTGTGAGAGGTAAACAAACAAAAGAGGTGAAGTCAAGAGTTATGCCCCAGGTGTTTTTGCATCTGCGATTAATAAAAACAACATTTATAAAAACGCGTAATTCTTGAGCATCGCGAACATGAAAACTAGAAAAATCCAGCGCTAATGGCGTGCGATGTTAACACTTGTGAGTTGAAACCCTGCTGCAAACAAAGAATAAAAATCAAAAACCTTGCAGTTAGTGTACTGACTGGTCACGCCTGAGAAGGTGTGTGTTTTGTGCTGTGTCTACTGAAACGTAACTGTCTCTACGCTGGTGAGCCCACACTGGCGTGGTAGTAACTGTTGGGTACCTGCTCCACCGTTGGAGTGAACTGACGCTCGCTAGTTCGAGCGACGATCAACAGTCGAGACCAGGACACACTGGTAACCGACACTCGACTGAACACTGCACTGGACGACGACAACTGGACCACGGCTCTAAACTAGGATGAAGGTTGTTGGAACTAAACGAAAC